GTATAATTGAACGTTCAAAAAAAGGTAAATTATTAAAGCATCCTAAAATTATTCCATTTTCAGTTTCATTAGATGAACTTTTAGATTATTGTTTAAGCGACCACGACATTGAATATGATATAATAGATGATATTGATTTAGGTCAATTTAGAATGATTAATGCAACTCCAGCAGCGGCTTTAGATAAACTTAAATCAGAATATGGTTTATATTCTTATTTTAAAGATAAAACCAAAAATGGCGAAGTTGTAATAGATAGTAAAACTAATAAACCAGTTAGAATATTACACGTTGGTTTTGCTAATGATGCAGCGGTTACTTTTGAAGCTGAATTTAAAATGGAGGAAGTTGTAATTAATAGTGACACTCTAGAGTGGCAAAGAGCTGAAGATGTAAGAATACAATGCTCCGCTATTTCGATGTACCCTGATAATACCAAAAGTGACCCTATTATATTTGGTGACCCAGATGGTAATCAAATTACTATACATAAATATAATATGAATGAATCAGCTTTAAGATTTGCAGCTGAGCAATGGATTAAAGAAAATAAATATACTGGTTATAGAGGTGAAGTTGAAACGTTTGGAGAGCCTATTATGCGACATGGCGATAGGGCTAAAATTACAAGTACTAAACTACCTGAAAGAAATGGTACTTTTTTAATTAAGAAAGTAAAAAGAGTTTATAGTGTGGATGCTGGCAATCATCAATTTTTAACATTAGGAGCAAAAGTAGGATAATGAGCAAAGAACTAAGAGATGCATTAAGAAGTTTAGTAAAGCCTAATAATGATGGTTTTGCTAAAGTTTGCACAGTTGATAGTATTGATTTAGATAAATTGATTTGCTATTGCATACCTTTAAATGGCGATGCTGATTTAGTTGGAGTTCGTTTAATGGCTAATATTGACAATGGTTTTTTATTGATACCAGAAGTTAATAGTATAGTAGTTGTATCATTTTTGAGTGATGATTCTGCTTATGTATCTTTAGTTTCAAAGGTTAGCGAAGTGCATCTAAATGGCAAAAACTTTGACGGTTTAGTTAAAGTAAATGATTTAGTAGAAAAATTAAACAATTTAGAAAATAAAGTTAATACTATTATTTCTATTTATAATGCTCATACTCACGTTGCAAGTTCTTTAGGAACTCCAACAACAACTCCAGTAGCGCCAGTTACAGGAACATTAACACCTACAATTAAAGCGGATTTAGAAAACACAACAATATTACAAGGCGATGGCAGTTAAAGATATAACATTAAATGATGATTTTGATTTGTTAATTGAGAATGGAGATTTTAAGGTTTCCGATTCAGACATGCAACACATTCAATTAATATGTATAACTAATTTAGGGCATTGGAAACAGTTTCCTTTAGTTGGTGTTGGTATTGAACAATACATAGCTTCAAGTGGTCAAACTGATGCTTTAAAACGTGCAATCAATATACAATTAGCTGCTGATGGTTATAAAGTAAATGATATATTAGTTCAAGGTACAAACGAAAATTTCACTTATTCAATAGATGCAGAAAGAAGTTAAAGTTTTAAATGGTCAAACTATTTTTGATATAGCATTATATTGCTATAACGATGCTACATTGGTTTATAATTTAATTAATGAGAATAGTATCATTACGGATATTTTAATGAATTTAACAGGCTTAAATTTGGTTTATACTCCAGTTGAAATTGTTAAAAACGAAGCGGAACAAAACGTAAAAAAGCTAAATAAAATTGTAACAATAAAACAAAATCAATCTATTTTTGATTTAAGTTTGCAGTATTATGGCACTATTGAAAATGTTTATGATTTAATACAGAGTAATAGTTATTTTGATAGTATTTTAACTGATAATTTTAATGCAAATGTGTTAAATTATACAAGTGAAACAAATTATGTAAATAACTATTTTAGTAAGAATTTAGTAGATATTGCAACAAAGCCAAATGGAATAACAATAGAAGGTAATGATTATCTATTACAAGAAGATGGTAGTTATTTATTACAAGAAAATGGATTTAAAATATTATTATAATGCCAGATAAAAAAATAAGTGATTTAACAAGTGCAGGAACACTAACAGGTGCAGAGCAAGTTCCAATAGTTCAATCTGGATCAACTGTTAAAACTTTATTAAGTACTTTAAGTAATTATATTAAATCAACAATAACTAATTATGTACCTTATACAGGTGCAATAACTGATGTTAATTTAGGAGAAAACGGAATACAATTAGGTAATTTAGAATTTGATAATAGTCCAACTAATATACCTACAACTGCTGGTAGTGTAGTTTGGAATGATACAGATGGTACTTTAGATTTAAAATTAAAAGGTGGCAATGTTACATTACAAATAGGACAAGAACAAGTATCAAGAGTAGTTAATAAAACAGCAACAAACATTACTTTATTAGAAAGTAACTATCAAGCTGTACGAGTAACTGGAGCGCAAGGTCAAAGATTAAAAGTTGATTTAGCTTTAGCAACAAGTGATTTATTATCTGCTGAAACAATTGGTTTAGTAACTGAAACAATAGCAAATAATCAAGAAGGATTTATTACTACAAGTGGATTAATAAGAGGTATAAATACAACTGGCTCTTTACAAAGTGAAACGTGGGCGGATGGAGATGTTTTGTATTTAAGTCCAACAACGGCTGGCAATATTACAAAAGTAAAACCAACTGCGCCAAATCATATGGTTATTATTGGTTATGTAGTACATGCTCATGTAAATCAAGGAACTATATTTGTTAAAGTTGATAATGGTTATGAAATTAATGAGCTTCATAATGTTTTGATAAATGGTGTAGCTAATAATGATGTACTTACTTATGAAAGTTCTACTTCATTATGGAAAAATAAACAAAGTAATTATTTACAAATAGTATCAAAAGATATTGCTAATAGTGCAGCCTTAACAGGAACAACTGCTATCACTTTAATGAAGTCAATACTTATACCGGCTAACACATATACAACTGGTGACGTAGTTAAGGTATTAAATAGAGCAGTTAGAAGTACGGCGACAGGAACTGCTGTAAATTACTTTTACATTAACACAACTAATAACTTATCTGGCGCAACTCTTTTTGGTCAACAAAGTAGTGCAAGTTCATATTATGCAATGGAACGTAGTTTGTATATTAAATCAACAATTAATACAGAAGGAATAAGTACGGCTTCATCTTCAGGTAGTGAAGTAGGAACAGGCACAACAGGAGTTTTAAATACAAATATTAATTGGGCTGCAAATGTTTATATCATTGCAGCATTTCAAAATGCAGCAGTAGGGGATAGTACGGTTATGAGTTCACTAATAATACAAAAATTTTAATGGAAAATTTAATTAAAAAAGATAACACTATAACTTGGAGAGATATTCAAAATGCTGAAATAATTAGTGTAGTTAAATTAGATGAAATGGCTTTGCATTTGGAACTTAACGAATATGGCACATTTTATTTTGACTATCCAAATACATTAGTGAATAAAATAAATTACAAATCAATAGACGAATTAATTAATATTTTAAATAAATAAACAATGGCACAAGAATTAGAAAAAATAGCTGGTAATAACGGAAGTAAATTAATTACTGGAACATCAGCAAACACTATTAATCACACTGCATTTTATGTTCGTGAAGATACTGTTATCAGTGTTTTAACTGGAGTAAATGATTTAGGAGCAGCAACTGATTATAAGGTTTCTTTAGGTTTAAGTGGAGCTACTTTAAAAGCTGGTGATTATTATTGTGTACCAATGAATAATAAACTAACAGCATTAACTTTAACAAGTGGATCTGTAATTTTATACTAAAATGATAATAGGTAAAGCAATAAGCCCATTTTCAATTAAGCGTAAAAGTAATGGCGGTGGTGGTGGCACTGACGCGGATGCGCAAGCGTTTATAACAGCAACTGGTATTAGCGGCACAAATGCAACTGCAATAAACACTTTAGTTACTGACTTAAAAAGTGCTAACATTTGGACTAAAATGAAATGCGTTTATCCTTTAGTTGGTGGCACTGCAACAAGTCATAAGTTTAATTTATTAAATCCAGTTGATTCCAATGGCGCTTATAGATTAGTATTTGCTGGCGGTGTTACTCATTCAAGTACTGGTATTTTATTTGGCGGTGTTAACGGATGGGCTGATACATTTATGAATTTGTCAACTAATTTCACAGCTTACGATATTCATTTATCTGCTAACATAAATAGTGATTGGGTTGGTACTTTACAACAAGGTCACATAGGTGCAAATGCTGGAGCTACAAGCTGCAACCGTTTAACAGCAACACTTTCAACAAACGAAAGTTCTTTGTTAGGCGGTACAACAACAGGAACTTATGGTGTTTTAAAAACGGTTACATCAACAACACATAAGGGTTTTTGGTGCGGAAGTAGAACAGCTAATAATGCACATAATTTAATTGACCCAACTGGAACTATAACGGCTAACACTACAACTGTAACTTCAACACAACCAAATTTAACAATAGGTTTAGGATGTCGTAGAGGTACAACAAATGATTATTATAGTGGCTTTGGATATTCTTTTTTCTCAGCTGGGCTTGGACTTACAACAACTGAATTAACGGCTTTTAAAACGGCTGTAAATAACTTTCAAACAACTTTAGGACGTTTATAATATGATAACTTTAAAAGATATAAAAAGAGAGCAATGGGACTTATATGTAGGCTTATTGACTGAAGAACAAAAAGATAGTTTATTAATACAATTATATGCACCCGATAGCTATTTCAATCCAATACAGGATTTAAACGATAATTGGATAATTAGCGTTGAAGAGATGGTTAATTGTGTAAATGATGAATTTATGTGGGTTAAAGAATTGCCTTTAATTTTATATGTACCAAAACAAAGTCCATTTTAATTATGAAGGAATTAGGCACACTTGAAAATAAAATTAAATTAATAACATTTGCAGCTGGCTTAATGTCGATGTACTTTGCTATTAAATCCGATATAAGAGAATTATACACTGAAAAAAGATATGAAGTAGAACATTTGCAATATCAAATAGAGGAGATAAAAGCGGATTGTTGCGATGAAAAAAGCAAAGAAAAAACTAAAATAGTTTATAAAGAGCAAGCGGCTGTTTTACCAAATGAAACTAAGATTGAAGCTACATTTTAATGACTGAGCGAAGGCATAACTATTTATTTAAAGATATGGAATTACAATTAAAACGTGAAA